AGTCAAGTTAAGGTGCCTTTATCGTATGCACCAAAAGCAAAGTATTTAGATCGTATTCGTGAGAATCCGGATCTTGACACTGACACAAAAGTTGCAGTTAAATTACCTCGCATGTCGTTTGAGATCACTGGCTTTGCATACGATGCAACAAGGCAGTTAGCAAAGACGAGTACATTTAATACTCTAGGAACCACTGCAGGAACTCGTCAGAAGTTTTTTACGCCTGTACCTTATACGATTAACTTTCAGCTCAACATATATGCAAAGACACAGGATGATGCTTTGCAAGTTGTAGAGCAAGTATTGCCGTACTTTAATCCACAATACACGTTAACGATCAAACCGTTTTCTACAGAGTATCCAGACTTTAAAGAGGATATACCCATTGCAATACAGGGTTTAACATTCTCTGATGACTTTGACGGTCAACTTGAGACTCGTAGAACGATCATATATACATTAGACTTTGAGATGAAGATCAGCTTCCACGGTCCGATTGCTAACAGTGATATCATTCAAACTTCGATTGCGAATGTATTCCAGATTGGAAATGGATTGGCTGATTCTGACATCAAGCTTGAGACTATCACTGTCACCCCTGATCCTATAGGGTCGTTTGGTTCTGCTGACAGTGATTTTGGATTTGACACTACAATTGATCTATCATTCGACGATAGCGCATAAAGATGGACTCAGATAACGTAAAAACAGATTATGAATACTCGCGTGACACATATTACGAGTTAATCAATAAAGGTAAAGAATCATTAGATCTCATGGTAGAGGTTGCTCGTGAGTCTGAGCATCCACGTGCATTTGAAGTTCTTGCAACTATGATCAAGAACATCAGTGATGTAAATGATCGGTTGATGGATCTCAATAAAAAGAATAAAGACATCAACAAAAAAGAAGAAGATAAACCAAAGCAGATTGAAAATCAACAGAATAATATATTTTTAGGATCCACAACCGACCTACAGAAACTACTACAGCAACAACCGATTGATGTGACACCAAAAGAATAGGAGGTGTATATGAAAGAAGCCGAAGAAGTTTTGGGCAGAGTGATGAACCTTGACCAGTTCGTTGTCACTTTTGAGTTACCAGAAGACTTTTGCTTTCACGGACCGATTCCGTTTGACCTTAAGATCTCAGAAGGAATGGGACAAGCTTTAGTTGTAGCTCTTAGTCAAGAAGAAGCTGAAGATAAAGTACAGATGTACTTTGACGAGGCAGCAGATTTTTGGGAAGAGGCGTGGGAAGTAGATCTAGAGGATGAAGATGACGAAGAAGATGATGAGGATGATGACGTAGAGGATGCAAACTGATACCTACCTAGGTAACAACAATGTAAAGAGAGACGGTGTAGTACAACAGTGGACTCAGGAACAAGTTCTTGAGTACGCCAAGTGTATGCGCGATCCTGCATACTTTGCAGAGAAATATCTAAAGGTCATTTCCCTTGATAAGGGATTAGTACCCTTTACACTTTACCCGTACCAGAAGAACATGTTCGAGCACTTTAACTCGAACAGGTTTAACGTCGTGCTTGCTTGTCGCCAGTCAGGTAAGTCGATCTCTTCTTGCGCGTATCTTCTATGGTTTGCATTATTCCACTCAGAGAAACTCGTGGTGATCCTTGCGAACAAGGGTGATACAGCACGTGAGATGTTGAGTCGTGTTACACTCATGCTCGAGAACCTACCGTTCTTCTTGCAACCTGGTTGTAAGGCGTTGAACAAAGGATCGATCGAGTTCTCAAATAACTCTCGTATTCTCGCCAGGGCCACGTCTGGCTCATCTATTCGTGGTCTGTCAGTGAACCTACTATACCTCGACGAGTTTGCGTTTGTGGAGCGTGCAACAGAGTTCTACACCTCTACATATCCTGTAATCGCTGCAGGTAAAGACACAAAGGTGATTGTCACTTCTACCGCAAACGGCATCGGCAACACGTATCATAAGATATGGGAAGGTGCTGTGCAAGGAGTGAACGAGTTCAAACCGTTTCGTGTTGATTGGTTTGACGTTCCAGGAAGAGATGAAGAGTGGAAGAAGCAGACTATTGCAAACACCAGTCAACTGCAGTTTGATCAGGAATTTGGAAATACGTTCTTTGGAACAGGTGATACACTCATCAACGCTGATACGCTGATGGGGTTTAGGGCAAAGCCATATAAGAGGCTGCTAGAAAACAACAGTCTCTATATTTACGAAGATACGACCAAAGGCCACGACTACATCATGACTGTAGACGTCTGTAAAGGGCGAGGGCAGGATTATTCTACGTTTAACGTGATCGATATTAGCGTTCGCCCTTTCAGGCAAGTTGCCGTTTATCGCAACAATACTATCTCTCCAATTCTCTTCCCTAACATTATCTATAAATTTGCGAAAGTCTACAACGATGCTTATGTAGTGATTGAATCAAACGACCAAGGTTCAGTTGTATGCAATGGCTTATATCATGAGCTTGAGTATGAGAACATGCACGTCGAGTCTACAGTCAAAGCAAACGCTTTAGGCGTCGAGATGACACGTAAAGTGAAACGTCTTGGTTGTTCTGCAATCAAGGACATCTTAGAGAATGGTAAGTTGGATATTGTTGATGAGAACACGATTCTTGAGATCTCTACGTTCGAAGCTAAAGGTCAATCGTATGAGGCAAGTGATGGTAACCACGACGACTTGATGATGAACCTAGTAATGTTTGGCTACTTTGTGTCTACACAATACTTTGCTGACATGACAGACATTGACTTGAAGAAGATGTTATTCGATCAGCGAATGAAACAGATTGAAGATGATGTTGTACCTTTTGGTTTTATTGATGATGGCAGTGAGCACATAGCTCAGATCGAAACTCCTGGTGCCTCTGACTGGGCAGTCACTTACGATCCGAATTTGTAAAATTATAAATAATAGGTAATTGAAAAACAACCGTATTATGACGTCATATCATTAACCAAAGAGGAATCAAAGATGGCACTTTTTACACCTTCAGAGTCTCCTGCGGTTGTAGTTAAAGAGATCGATCTGACTGGTGGCGTACCTAACGTCCAGTCTACTACAGGCGCATTTGTAGGAAACTTTAGATGGGGACCAGTAGGACAAAGAGTTCTTGTTTCTAATGAAGCTGAACTAAATTCTACTTTTGGATCTCCCACCATTGATTTGGCAGTACCCTTTATTACTGCAAGTCAATTTTTAAAGTATTCAAGTTCTCTCTATATTGTGAGAGAATCTCACGAGTATGACAGCGACGGTCAATCTTTGACTGCTGCTACAAACTCAATTGCTATGCTGGGTGCAGAAGATTCTGCTGTAACACCAGTTAGCACATATCACGTTCAAATAGATAATGATGCTGATTTTACTACGTCTGAAGCAACATTAATTGCTGATAGCGATGGTAATAGCTCAGGAAGAAAACTACAGTTTATTGGAAAATTCCCTGGCGAATTAGGCAATAGTCTTAGCGTTTCTTTCATACCTGCTGACACTACAGACACAAAGTTTGATTCATGGGCATATGCTTCGAGCTTTGATGCTAGACCCGATACGTCTTCGTTTGCTTCTGGAAAAGGTTCCACTGGTGACGAAATGCACGTTGTTGTAGTAGACGAAGATGGTTTATTTACTGGAACAAGAGGGTCCGTCTTAGAGACTTTTTCAAATGTATCAGTTCTAAAAGATGCAAAAAACAGTGAAGGCCAAAGCATTTACGCAAAGGAAGTTATCAATACTCGATCTGAGTATGTAAAAATGATTAACTTCACTGCAGCTTTAGATTCAGCTGGTGCGGGTGACAATTCTACTGTTAGCACATCGTACTATGTAGACTCTGCTGACAGAGCAGCTAAAAGTATTTCGATGACAAACGGCACAGATACTGCAGGTCTTACCGTAGGACGTTTTCAGGCTGGCTATGACTTGTTCGAAGATAAAGATCAAGTCGAGGTTGATTTTTTAATTGCTCCATCGATGTTGACTAGTGCTGATCAAGTCACAATTGTAAATGATCTAACTGCATCTGCTATTGCAAGAAAAGACTGTATTGCTGTTGCATCGCCAGCTAGAAACGACATTTTAACAACATCATCTGATGCAACGCGTGTAACAAATACTGTAGCTACAGTATCTAGTTTTACTAAATCTTCTTATCTTGTTGTAGACAATAACTTCTTAAAAGTCTATGATAAGTATAACGATCGCTACTTAGACATACCTGCCTCGTCAACTGTTGCT